GTGGCCCAGCTGCTTCGATACCGTTACAATGTCCGTACCGTTTGCCAGGAGGACAGAGGCCACAGTGTGACGGAAGGCGTGAGGATTGATGTGGGGCAGATTGTGGCGGCGGGAAAAGTCATGTAGCCAGCCGGTGATGCTGTCCGGGTTCATGTTGCTTCCATCGTCCGTAGTGAATACAAAGCCGGTGTGCTGCCAGCGGTCACCGTTGGCAAGCTGTAGCCGGAGCTGGTCGCGCTTGTGCTGTTTCAGGAGCCCCATGGTTTCGGCGGGCAGATTCAGATAGCGGATGTCGCTGGTTTTGGTGTTGCCCAGATAGGTTCCTTTGCTTTTGGAGGAAACAAGGGCTTTGTCGATCTTGACCCGGTTGTTTTCAAAATCCACCTTCTCCCATTGCAGGCCCATGATCTCACCGCGGCGGCAGCCGGTGACGATCATCAGATGGGTAATCAACTGCCACTTTAACGGCTCTGTGTCCAGGGCTTTGAGGATGGCGGCGATTTCTTCCGGCTGGAAGTAGTTGGGGTCGTGTTTCTCCACCTTCGGCGGTGTGGCCTTTGCTGCTGCATTGTAGGGTACAAGCATTTCTTTTTCGGCCTGGGTCAGAATGGTGGAGATCAGGCGGTGATGTTCCAGCACGGTTTTATCAGACAGGGGATCAGTGTTCTTCTCTATCTTGAAAACCTCCGCTACCTTTTTGCCCATGGCCTTTGCGATGGCCTCGGCCTTGTCCTCCCGGATGGGTTCACCCTTTACAGCTACGCCCACCGTGGCGGCAGAGATCCCGGCAGCTTCCGCAATGGAAGCCCGGGATTTTTTGTTTTCCTTCAGCCATTTGGCAAGGTCGATTTTAGCAGTAGCAGACCCGCCGCCAACACGGAGCCCAGGCTCTGCCAGGTTCTTATAAAAGGCGTTCAAGTGCTGCGGCCGTAGGTATGACAGTTTTATATGTCCTATGGCGGCATTGATCCGGCCCAGCAGCTCCCGATACCGGTCAAGGGTCGTGGGGCGGACACCGGTGCGCTCCTTCAGATCCAGAACATAGGCGGCGTATTCTGCAAATGTCTGCTTGTTGTCCAGGGAATAGCCCTGCTCAATACTTCGCTCGAAATCTACGGCGGCCCGCTGCACAGCCTTTTCAATCTGGCGGGGAGTCATGCCCTCCGGGGGCTTCCACGTTTTTTTGTGGAAGATGCGTTTCCCGTTGGAGTCGAATCCATTGGAGACAATAAAACGGTAGGAAATACCCCGCTTGCCTTCGATTTTCTCAATGTGTGCCATTTTACTCCACATCCTGTTTGAGTTTCTGCATTTTGGCCTTCTTTTGTTCCTGGAACTCTAAATAACGTTCAGCATCCTCGATTAGCTCAACCTGCCAATCTCTGTCTAATTTTTTGAAAATTTCCATCAGCTTCTGAATTACTACTTCTTCGTCTGCACGATAAATAGCAAATGGGGAGCTGTCTTCATCAAAATCATCTTCAACAGTGTTAGCATTGCTGGCGGTATTATCGGAGAGACTCTTGACAGCTGCATCAAGAGAATTGGCAACACCGCAAATGGTCTCCATCCATTTTATCATTGCATTTTTTGAAGTGGAGCCGTTTTCTCCTTTAAGCTCGTCCAATTCGAGATAAAGATGGTGCAGTTCATCTGGACTAGCATCAAGAATCATAGCTATTTCGGTTAATATTTCTAGTTTTGGCTGTCGTTGGCCTTTTTCATATCTGCTGATTGCTGCCTTTGTGGTGTTCAATTTTTGCGCTAATTGTTCCTGTGTCATTCTCCTCTTGACACGTAGTGCTTTAAGTTGTTCGCCCAAAGTTGGCATATACCTCACCTCAATAAAAGTATACTGCAAAAGTTACCTCCTGTCAACATTTGTCTATAAACTTCCTAAAAAGACTTGACAAAGTAACCGAGTGGTAATATAATAGAATCACCAGATGGAAACTAAAATCACCATTTTGTAAACAGGAGGTGTAACCTTGAAGCTGGACATTATGAAAATTGTGCGACTTCTGGCAGAACAGGGCCTAACCAAATCCGAACTTGCTGCCAGAAGTGGAGTGTCCCGGCAGCAGATCAGTACGATCATCGGACGCGGGACATGTGCTCCGAAGACAGCGGGTAAACTGGCTGCAGGCTTAGGAGTATCCGTAGCGGAGATTATGAAGGAGGCAAGCTAAATGGCGGAACCTGATATCAGCACAATTCCTAAATTGGCTATGAGAGCAAAGGCGGAAGGCCTCCCGATTTCCGCATATTCTATCAGAATGCTTGTCAAACAAGGGAAAATCCCGGTTCGCTATATTGGCCCCAAACCTCTAGTCTCCTACTCAGCGCTTGTGCGCTATCTTTCATGTGCGGATGGTTGTGACAATGCTCCTGTCACTGTAGTCGCAAGCTCTGGCATTCGCCGGATCGATGTGGGGTGATGTTGTGTGCCCGTACTAAGACAGCATCATACACGGGATTTTACAGTTATCCCTAATTCTCTGTTACAAGATCAGCGGCTATCTTGCCGTGAGCGCGGCCTGTTGGTATGGATGCTATCTAAGCCTCAAGACTGGAATTTCTCACATAAAGCTTTATTATCTGAGTTGCCATTTGATAAAAAAGGAGCGGTTCAGGCGTGTATTAACAAGCTGACCGAAATAGGGTATTTGAGAATTGTCCAAGAGAGAACGAAGGGAAAACTGGGTAAAACGCTGTGGTATGTCTATGATGTACCGTATCCTAATATCCGGGATGCGGCAATAGAACCGACACAGCCCAAAGAAATGGCGGATGATTTACCGCATCCCAAATACCGGGATACGGATAACAAATCTCCACCGTATCCCGAAATACCGGATTCCGGTAAATCGACCTCTTTAAAAAAACATATTAAACAAAAGAAGAACGCCGTGCCCGCCACAGAAGGCGGGGCACAGCTTCCGGAAGGAATCTATTATGATCCTAATTCCGGAGAGTTTCGTAGGAAGGACACAACATGACCAGTGACGTGAATAATGAAGCATACATAGCTGGTGCGCTATTGATTGATGGCGGAGAGGTAGTGCGGGCAATTCGGGGCATTGTGAATCGTAATGACTTCCATGTAGAGTCGTGCGGTGCAATCTTCTCTGCTGCGGTCTCCTTATCTGCGGACGGTGAAGTGATTGATCCGGTTTCTATCAAAAGTCGGGCGAAGCGTGAAGGTGTAGACTTATCCAATGAGCTTATTTTGGGTTTGATGGAATGTACTCCCACCGCCGCTAATTGCGTGGAATATGCTCGCCGTGTAGCAGAGGACGCGCAGACACGCAGAATCAAAGAACTGGCTGCTCGTATCCAGGAGGACAATGTTTCATCCCCTAACGAGATGCTTGCAGTCCTCCAAAGAGAAACGGAAGCAATCCGGGGTAATAACTTCCAACGTGGTTTGTTGACTCCGGCGGACACGCTGCGGAGGTTTACTGACCACGTGGTTGAAGCTGGAGAAGGTCGTCGAAACTTTGTGTCCTCTGGTTTTCTGAGGCTGGATAAGATCCTCGGCGGCGGTTTTATCCGGGGAGGGTTGTACATTTTAGGTGCTCGCCCTGCGGTAGGAAAGTCCACATTTTCTATCAATTTGGCGGACAATATCCAAGGCAACTGTTTATTTGTGTCGTTGGAAATGACCCCGGAACAGATTACATCTAAGCGGGTTTCACGTCTCACGGGGTTGCCCTCTGCAAGGTTGCTTTCCGGAAGAGTATCAGAAGAAGACTGGACACGTATTGCGATGGCGAGCAATGCCCTCTATGAGCAAGGGGTATTTCTCAATAGCCGCTACGATCTGACAGTGCAGCAAATCCAGCTTTTGGCCCAGAGTGTGCCGGAACTGCGAGCCGTTATTGTGGATTACTTAGGATTGATCCAGCCTGCCACCCGCGGCGGATCCACCTATGAGAATATCTCAACAATCAGTCGGGAACTCAAACGCATGGCAATTTCTCTCAATGTACCGGTTATCTGCCTTTGCCAGCTCTCCCGGTCGGTAGAAAACCGCGCGGACAAGCGGCCTATGCTATCAGATTTGCGGGACAGCGGTGCTATTGAACAGGATGCCGACGCGGTCATATTCCTTTACCGGCAGGATTATTACACCGGAGGCCCTGCGGATGGTCAACCGTCCTTAGTGCAATTGGACGTAGCCAAAAACCGCCATGGGAGAACAGGTCAGGCAGAGTATTCGTTCTGGCTGCCCACCAGCACATTCAAGGAGGTTCCTTGATATGAGTTGCAACCATTTACAATTGAGTGCCAGAGCTTAGAGCCAGTGCCATACTTGTTAATTTGAACAAGGTGGTACTGGCTTTTTTGATATAACGAGATAAAGCAATAGAAGGAGGTTCCGTGAATTATCGAAGAAGATTGGAATTATTTGAAGCGGCAAAGCAGGAACTCGTAAAGCGCAAACTCCCAGCCGTGGAATATGAAAAAGAAATCAAAAAACTATGCCAAAAATACAGGGTATAGCTACATTTAGCCATAGGAGGATATAAAAATGGCAAAAACTTTTACTTACAACATTGAAAAGCAGTTTGGTACTGTCAGCAATGCTGGTTCTCTGCCCGTGGAGCTGAACATGGTCTCCTTTAACGGTGCACCGGCGAAGTTCGATCTGAGAAAATGGCGTATCAAAGAGGACGGCGAGCGCACCATGCAGAAAGGTATCTGCTTATCTGAGCAGGAACTGCGGGATCTGCGTGACTTCCTCAACGGCATGGAGGATCTGTGATGCCCGGTGAAAAGTTGACACGCAAGCAGGCAATCCGGGCAAAATGTCTGGATTGCTCCGGCAATAACCGGGCGGAGGTTCGCAGATGTCCGGTTACTGGCTGTCCCCTCTGGCCCTACAGAATGGGCACAGAGCAGAAGGGAACCGACGAAGATGTGACCGACACAGATGTCGGTGACAGTGAATAACTCAAAACCGCAGGGTACATAATTCGTACCCTGCGGAAGTACCAACGTGGAGGTAAAAATGGCGAATTTATACGATACATCGGCATTGAAATCCTTCAACGAGAAGGATTATATCAACAAAATGTATGATTCTTACGCGGATTCTCAAAAGAAACTGCTGGAGAAGAACTATACAGACAGCGGTGCCCAGCTGGACACGGAAAAGCAGGGTGTTCAGCGGCAGACTGACGATTATGTGAAACGCACTCTTACTGAGGCGGTAAAGGGACAGAGTACCTATACCGGCCCAAAATTGTCCTCGGGTGCATCGGCACAGGCCCGGCTTGTGAGAGATAATGCCCGGCAGACCAATGTCACAACGCTGCAGGGAAAGCAGAACGATGCCAACATGGAAATTGAGCGGCAGCGGAAGCTCCTGGCAGATCAATATTCCGCCGCCATCAAAAAGGCTACGGCAGATAATGATATGGCTCGGGCACAGGATCTGTACGAGGCCGCAAAGGTTGAGGAGGAACAGCTCCTTGGCTACCGTAAGAGCATCAGCTCCCTTCTGGCGCAAAAGGGTGATACTTCCGTACAGGATTCCTTGCTGAAGGGCGAAAAACCCAGCCCGGATTATACCGGTGAAACATGGGCGCAGGTGTTGAAAAATGAGGGCAGTATCAACGAAATCTATGATAAGCAGCTGGAGAGCGAGCGCCTGGGCCTGCAAATGGAGCATGATAAATCCATGTCCGATCTGGATGCAGAGCAGCAGAAAAACCGGGCAGAGACCGATCGGCGGTTGACGGAGGCTTATGTGGATGCTCTGAAAAAGAACCGGAATTATCAGGAAGTGCAGAGTGCCTACGGTCAGGGAAGCGGAACGGCAGCACAGGCCCGGCTTGCAAGGGAAACCGAACTGCAAAAGAAGCTTACCGATCTTCGCAGCGTTCAGCTTGGCACAGATGCTGACATTGGTATGCAGCGGTATGATTTGGGCCAGACCTACCGTGATCAGCTGGCAAAATCTCAGGCGGATATTTCTGCGAAGCGGATCGCTGCCCTGTATGAAGCGGCGGAGAAGGAGGAACAGGCCCTTGCCGATACACAGCAGACCATTGGTCAGCAGCTGGCGAAGCAGAACAATTATTCTGTTTTGGGCAAACTCTACGGTCTGACACAGGATCAGATC